TGGTCTTCTTGAACTGGGAGAGATTGGTGGTCTCTGGAAAAATGTGGCAGGTCGTTATGAAATGACTGTTGATGGTGAAACTAAAAAAGTCTATGCCAAAGCAATCCTTAAAGATCCTGAAACTTACTTCACTCCAGAAGTGATGGAACAATTAGATGAGATTGCTAAGGAGGAATTTAGTTACGGTTCATGATTAAGATTCTAAAAACTGGAATCAAGGTTGATAAAGTCGTACAACAACTAAAGAAATATCCTCAGGACTGGGACCATCAAAAGAATTTGAAGGACTCCCAGTCCTTAGTTGATAGGGGATTTTCGGACTTGCCAGTCAGCGCACTTCAACTTATAATAGGTGGTGTCAAACACAAAGATGATTTTGTGGGAGACTCTGAGATTAACGTAAAGACTCCTGCTTATTCGCATCACAGTGAGATTAGAAAGATTATACGCAAGCAATTCAAGAATGCAGACATTCATAGATGCGGTTTTCTTTCACTACCTGTAGATGAAATTGTAGGAGCACATATTGATGAAGGCACTTACTATCTTTCTAGGAACAGATATCATCTTTCTATTCTTGGTAGGTATCAGTATTTCTGTGGTAAAGAAAGTGTCATCGTAGAACCAGGAACTCTTCTTTGGTTTAATAATAAATTGCCTCATGGCACCGTGAATATCGGTGATGAGACAAGGATCACATTTGTATTTGATATTCCTCATGGACAAAGTTGAAATTCTTATTCTTCGTAATCTGTTGTTTAATGAAGAATATCTTCGTAAGGTGATCCCCTTTATCAAGGCAGATTACTTCGAGGATGTTAACCAGAAGATTGTATTTGAGGAAGTTCTTAAGTTCGTTACTGAATACAATCAACCTGCTACGAAAGAAGTTCTTTGTATTGAAGTAGAGAAAAGGTCTGACATCAATGACACTTCCTTTACTGAGATTACAAAACTGATTAGTTATTTGGAGGAAGTTCCAACTGACTTTGAGTGGTTAGTAGATACCACTGAAAAGTGGTGTAGAGACCGTGCTATCTATCTGGCACTGATGGAGTCCATCGCACTTGCTGATGGTAAGGATCAAGAAAAAGATAGGGATGCTATTCCAAGTATTCTGTCAGATGCTCTGGCAGTATCATTTGATGCACACGTAGGACACGATTACCTTCTTGATTATGAGGCAAGATATGAAACGTACCACCGCAAAGAAGACAAGATCGAATTCGACCTTGAGTTTTTCAACAAGATTACGAAAGGTGGTCTACCGAACAAAACTCTTAATATTGCTCTCGCTGGCACTGGGGTCGGTAAAAGTTTGTTTATGTGTCATGTCGCAGCTTCCGCCCTCCTCAATGGAAAAAACGTATTATACATCACGCTTGAAATGGCTGAAGAAAAGATTGCAGAACGAATTGATGCTAATCTTCTCAATGTACCCATTCAAGAAATAACTGAACTGCCCAAGGTAATGTTTGAGAATAAGGTGACAAACCTTGCAGAAAAAACTCAAGGCACCCTAATTATTAAAGAGTACCCTACTGCATCTGCACACAGTGGACACTTTAAGGCACTTCTTAATGAACTTGCACTTAAGAAGTCATTTAGACCTGATATTATTTTCATTGATTACCTTAATATATGTGCTTCCTCACGGTATCGCGG